ATAAACGAGCTTGATCCAATTGTTTTTCCAGAAATAGAAGGAACCTGAACTGTTACCGAATATCTATTCCATAAAGTAGACAGAGTTACTTGACCTGCCAATGTTGTTACACGGGTTGAGCCACCTGATCCAAAGTTTTGATCCATTTCAATTGCAATTTTTGGAGTACCAGATGCAGCCTTAGCCCAAAAAGATATAGTAATTGTTTGCCCTGCAAGTGATCTAACATCTTCAATTTTTTGAATTAATGCTGCATAAGCACCAGACAAAGTTTGACCACTAGTAGTTAATCTTGCAAAACTTATTGGCTCATATCCAGCTATAGCATTTCCAGGAGTAAATGTTTGTGCAGAGTGAGTCAATGTTCCATTATTTGCTTCTACATACCATCTATCAAATCCATACCCTGAAGTATAAACTGTTCCAGCAGATCCTAGACCACGTTGATTAATTCTAAAGTCACCATTAATAATTACATTTCTAAAACCACTAATTGGGGTAGTAGTCATGTTGGCATAATTAGATAAATCGGCGGTAGTTGAAGTTAATCCTACCCAATCCGTTCCATCATATGTATATGTTCTCTTACCCATTGTGTGCAATCTCCATTATAGTAATTGTTGATATCGGCTGTCCATAGTAGTCAGCAGCATCGGTGTCTGCATAAACATTTCTATTTATACCTACGGTATAAGTTGAGTATGCATTAAGCTGCATACCATAAGTTAAGGTTGAAGTTGTATTTGGAGAGTCTAAAAATTGAAAGAAAGTATCATTCCACGAGTTTCCAGATGTTCCACCTTCATAATTATTAACTGCAAAAGATACAGGTATTCGTGATCCACGAGTAAGACCAAGAGAATCTGTTAAAACTGAACCATTTCTTGTCATTCTTCCTTGGATTTCCCAATATCCAGTAGAAAGATGCATATGATATGACACTAAAATTTTACTACTAGCATATTTTGGAGTTATAGCCTGTTCAAATCCTGTAATTTGAGAAAAAGTAGTTGCCCCTGTTGCTGAAGACCAAACATCCTTAAAAACTTTTTGTACAACTTGAATTGTATTACCAGGCATTGCTCCACTTGCATTATCTCTAGCTCTACTCATTTATGCACCACCATTATTATATCCATAAATTCTTATTGTACCCGTCATAGTAGAAGAAGAGGGGCTAATTGTAAGTCCAGTAAAGTTTGTCATACCAGTTCTGTTAGCAGAAACAGTAAGTGCTGCGGAATTAGAACCGCCAAATCCAGTACCAGTAACAACACCATCAATAGCTGTTCTATATAAATCTAAACTAACAACACACCTATTTCCAGGTATGCTTCCCATAGTTGTAGCAACTGTTATAGAGCTTGCATTATTTATAGCAGTTGCAGCAGTTACGCCATCAAACCTTGTACTCCAAACGCCACCATAGTATCCAGTGCTTACAAGAGTGGTAGCGTCCCTAAAGTTCATTGCTAGTGCAGGTCCTCCAGTAGCAGCATGTGCAGATATTAAAATTTTGTAGGTATCATATGTGGATGAAAAACAATTAATTACATCAACTGTACTGGAACCGCTAAATGATATTTGACCATTTGCAGAAATAGTTCCAGTTCCAGAGCCAACTACAACTCCAGTAGGAATAACTAAATTTAATCCATTAGATACTTTAGTATCGTATTTGGCATCAGAAGCAGACTTAGTATATACATCTGTTAATTCAATAGCGTATGGGGAAATTACTTCTACAATATCCCCTGCAGAAAGTGCGGTTAAAGATGTAATAGATGTTCCATTGGTCGCAAAGTAGTCTAGATTTTTTGCTAGGAGTACCCCGTTTAAATACACCTGCTCATACCCTGCAATATATTTAAGAATAGATAAATCATTTCCAGCTCCAGATAGAGAAGTTTCTCCACCTACCGCAGTTTTTGACCAACGATATACAGTTGTATTATCAATGCTTGGAACATCACTTGCTGTATCTACCCAGATATCTCCAACTTGTGGAGCGGTAGGTTCAGTTGCTTGTGCATAAACATATGTATCTGCACCTGTTTCATAGATACCCATAATTTGAAATGATACATCTGCTGTTGTTGATCTTACATAAATCTTATCTCCAGACATTACTGGAAAGCGGAATGTTTCAAGAGAGTTAGTTGCAGTAATATCTGCATCATATGCAATGTATGACCAATTTGCAGGGGTAGCATCTTGACCTTGTGGAACTATCCAAACTCTAACTTCCGCCACAGTATTTGCTTTATTAGTTGCAATGATAGATGCGAGTGAACTACGAGTGGCGGTATGAAGAAGGGTATCTGTTGTTGCACCTGGATTTGAAATTGCTAATCTTGAAATTGCCATTATCCTATTAGATACCCCCCAAAGTGAGCATAGGTTCCACCATACCAACCACCAGCATCAGTTATAAAAACATCTACATAGTCATTTGCAGACAAGAATGTAGAAGCAACCAGAGAAGAGCTTTCTCCATATCCGCCATTTTCACTTAATCTTAATTCTGTTGAAAAAGCTGTTCCGTTTTTTCTAATTCTAAACCTAGATGTACCTGTATCTGGAGTTTTTCCATTATCCGATTTAATTGTGCCAAAGTAAAACATATATGCTCCAGCAATAGGTGCAGTAAATCTTCCAGTAGATGCAGAATAATGATTTCCAACATTAACCTGTGGACTATTAAGTATTAGGGCTGCATTTATATCATTTAAGCCACCACCTGTATGTAGTACATAAAATGATGGTTGAAATGGCTTATTTACCCTGCCACCAGAATCAATACTTAGTCTAGTTGTTCCACCTGTTTGTAAACTTAAAGTGGTAGCAGCATTAATACCATTATTAGCATTAACTAAACCATTAAATGTTTGATTAGCTGTAAAAGTGTATGCTTGACCAGTATCAACTACCCCAGACATTGGAACCCAATCGCCTAGAGTAGTATCATAAATATATGCTGGTCTTGCTTGTGATGCTACCATTCTTTAATTATACCGCCTCTGGTGCTGAAATTGAAGCTTGACGCTCTGCTGCAGAAAGTACATCTGCTGCAAGAACTACTGCTTCACGATCTGCAGGAATTTCAGTTACAGACGGGTCAGCAAGCATTCTTGCTACCTCTGCCTGAAAAATTTCTTCCATCGCAATTCGTGCACGTTCTGAAGCGGCATTTTGAATCCATTCTTGTGGATCAAATGCAACATAGGCTAATGCCTTGTCTTGTGCTTCTGTTAGTGTTACCGTATATTCCATTTTATTCTCCTTTTTATCCTAGTAAATATCCCCAAAATTGTTGATCTGCTCTTGGAGACCCAAAAAGAGTTCCTAAAACAAGAACCACATCTACATAATCATTTGCACTCAAAGAAAGCAAAAAAGTATTTTGTGCTGTAGAGTATCCTCCAGTCCAGTCATTTCCAGAATAAGAGCCATATCCATCAATTGTTTGAGATCCATTTTTTCGAAGATTTATTTCACATCTTCCTGTATTTTCAGTTATTAGATGAGAAAATCCTAAAAGATATGTCCCTGCAATTGGTGCTGTAAACCTAGTATAGCTTGCATTTCCTACTGGAAAAACAGAAAGCGAGGAACTTACATTTAATGGTGCAGATCCACCTTGCATACCACTGCCATTTAAAGTAAATCCATGATATCTAAATGCTGGTTGCAGTGGAGTTTTAACGTATCCATCTTTATTAACAGAAAATAAATCTGCACTTGCACTATTTTGCACGTCAAATATATCTGCTGTCTGTGATGTAATCCCTCTTACAGTAAGTGGAACTTGTGTAGTAGAATTTGACTGAATTATCTGACCTGCAAGAGTGTTTAATGCAGTTCCATTTCCATCTTTATCTACCCAAATCATTCCATCCATAACATCTAATGGTGGGGTATTTGAATATGATGTAACACCTGCTGCTAATGCAATATCTACCTGCTTTAATCCATTAATCATAAATGACATATCATTTGTATCTGCTCTTACATATACCACGTCATTTTGATTTAATGCAAAGCGGTGTGTTTCTAAACTGTTTTGTGGCACAATATCTTGATCATATGCAAGATAGGCATATTGTGATGTTAGTGTTGCACCGCTTGGTACAATCCACATTCTAACATTTGAAGTAACTGAAGCAGACTTATTTGTAGCAATGATGGATGCTAGAAATGGACCTGTTGCTGTATAAATAGCAACGTCTGTATTTGCTGAAGGATTTGAAAGTCCTAATCTCATTAAACCCATATTATGCTCCTAACCAAAAACTATTTGAAAGGGCAGTCATTGTAGATACTGCTCCTCCGCCTGAACCAATTGACTGGTACTCTGAACCGTCATTCGTGTATTCCCACTGATCTTCTGTCTCATTAAACCTAATTGAAACATCAGTTAAATCTCCACGATTTACTATTATACCAGCATTGCCTGTAGGAGTGCCAGTGATATTTTCATTTAATGTCAGGAAATCTGTGATTGGTTCGCTAAGAACATTAAAGCTTAGGGAATTGCTTACGTCACTGTAAGTAATTTCAATATTGTTATGGGTTCCGTTTGCAACCATTGTTGAAACAATATCCATTACCGCTTCATCATTAAGGTTGTTAGATGCTTCAACCCAGAAAGTACCGTCATATACATAAAGTCTTCCAGTTTCTATTTGAAACCAGGTTAGCCCAGCAGTAAGTGCTTCAGTTGGTGGATCATTGGAAATCTCTACTCCACCGCCAGATCCAAACCCTTGATATTCAATACCATCGTTTGTAAACTCCCACATATTTAAAGTTTCATTCCAGCGGATTGCTACATTGTTGCTACTTCCACGCTCTACAACCATAGATGCATTTAAGGATGGAGTGCCAGTCTGTGACGAGTTTAAAGTAATGTCTTGACCATTGTTCTGTATTCCACCAACAACTACTGTCCCAGTAAACACGGCACCATTTGCAGTAAGGTCTGCTAGGGTAAAAGATGCGTGGGTGGTGTCAATATTTACTGCCTCATCTGGCTCTGGTGTGTATCCCTCAAAGAACTTAAACACTCCGTCAGATGCATCTCTAAACAGACCTGCGTGAGCATATCCTGCATTATAATATCCACCTGCAAAACCTAAGTCTGGATTTGCTTCTGTCTTTGCATGAGCAGTTCCACCAGAAACAAATGTTCCAGTGGTAGTTTTAGCAACAACAAACTGTGTAGCTGTAGCAGAAAAAACAGTAAGACCATCTGCAGAAGATATGTTATATCCTGCTGGGTTCATTCCAGTAACTCTAATATCCATTCCTGGAGTATAATCATTTTCTGCGGTATATGTTACATAAGTTCCACTTCCAACAGCATTTGTAATTACACTATCCTGAGCAGCATTTAAATAGATTAAGTTGTCATGAGTTGCTACTGTCTGGGTATTTTCAGTAGTAGTTGTACCAGCAACATAAAGGTTTCCATCAATCCAAACATCTTTGGCAATTCCCACACCACCAGATATAATTAATGAGCCTGTAGTTGAACTGGTTGCCTGTGTTGTATTAGATATTGTAATGGCGTTTGTTGATGTTGCACCACGATCAGTTACCGTTTCAAGGGTGTCAGACTCTGCGGTTAAATAAGCAGATAAATCTACAAAAGCCCAGGAAACACTTGTTCCGTTTGTTTGTAAGAACTTGCCAGTGTTTCCAGATTGTGATGGAAAAGAATCAACTGTTTGATTTATCCACTTTGAAGTGTCAGTATCCCAAACGATTGCCTGTCCATCGGTGGGCGTTCCAGTTACCACAACATTTGAAAGGCTATCTAATGTGTGATTATGGGAAGTTAAAGATATTGTTCCAGAATTGTCAGGAAAGGTTATAGTTCTATCTGCTGTAGGATTAGTTATTGTAAGGGTTGTTTCATTGGCATCTTTAGTGGCACCCTCAAATATGAGGTTTCCCTTTAACTCAATATCGTTTTTAACAATAAAATTTTTACTAGCCAATGAAGTTCACTGTCCCTTCAGAAAAATTATAGCACATTATGAAGCCCCTAATGGAGCCTGTATTGAAGTTGAAACAACTTTTACAGTCACTCCGTTATAATTAGTTACTGTAGCTTTTAGCAATATATTGCCTCCTCCAGTATCAGCACTGAGTGTTAGGTCAATAAAACCAGATCCAGAATCTTTTTCTATAATTGCATACTCAGTAATATCAACAGTATCAGATGCAGATACGTCTCCTGCAAGTAAAATCTTAGAGGTTGTGTATGCACCAATATTAAGACTTGAAACTAGGACCAGACATTCTATTGCTAGTGCCCCATCACCTGGTGAAAAGGTAGCAATGGTTGTTGGAGAGGCTGATGTAAGTGTTGTGGTTGTGGTTTTTACCGTTGCACCATTAACAACAAGAGATGTTGCTGTTGCTGCTCCAATATTTGGAGTAACAAAAACTGGGGAATCTGGAATACCAATAGTGACTCCACCAGTTGATCCAGATACAGAAATTTCATTTGTTGTTCCATAAAGTGCGGTAACGCCAGTATTCGTAAAGTTAAATATTCCAGATGAGTCTACATACTCTACAGATACACCATTATGTGCTCCACCAGTTATCATTGAGGCTGCTGCGTCTTGTGCCTTTTCATCAGTAAAGTATAGGTTGGTTCCCTCTGGAACAACTGAGGTATTTAGAGTTGTTTCTACTGGTCTTCCAGATGTTCCAAGCCATATCTTATCTGATGCTAGGTTTGGTAAAGTGTCTATTGAAGAAACAAAAGTATTTCCATAAACATATATAGTTCCGTTATCTGTAGATAACACCCTTGCAAATGGCTGAATAGCATTTGTTCCCGTTGGTCTTGTTGAAGTTAGACCACCACCAACACCTATATATAAAAGTTGACCAAGAGAGTACCCAGTTAAGTTAAGTCCAGAAACCACACCCATTGTAACAAGCTTTGTAGAATTATTACTTAATACAGATTCAACCGTTATTGCATCTGCTGGTAGTTTTGCAAGATACATAGATGTTGCAGCATCAGCAGGTACGAAAGTTACATTATCCTGATCAAACTCCTGAGTATTAATATATACTGGAGTAAAAGCTGCTATTGTTGATTCAGTAGCATTTTTTGCAGTAATTATATTTGGGTGGGTGTTTTTCCAAAGCCCAGAAGCATCGTCATATCTTAGAGTTTGATCTTCTGACACACCATTTATTGAAACTCCATGCAACTCATCAAGCTCGTATCCGTTTTGAATGTTTACAAAAATTTCACCAGCTGTTTGATGAGCCTTAACTACATATCCAATAAATACAGAATGTGCTGGTTCTGGGGGAACAGTTGTTGTATATCCACCTGCAGTCGAAGAAAGCCACAGTGGAGCTCCTTGAGTCAGCCCCAGAGTGTTTACGCCACGCAATACACCAAAAGTAGTTACAAATCCTTCTGCTCCGTTTGCAATTGTTTCTGATGTGAGACCAAATGTCTTCGAAGATGTTGATTCCGCATCTGCATCCGATAGGGTGATAGTTGGTCTTTGTCCTTGGGCACCACTAATGTATACAACTTTGCCTTTAGCAATTGATGAACCACTTTCATTTTTAACTAAAGCAACTTGCTCTTGTCCAAGCCCAATTGTTACATTTGCATTTAATACTGTTGCTGGAAGACCATCTCCAGAGTCCCAATATATACTTCCAGTTTGTGTTGGAATGGTTTCTGGGGAGGTATCAAAGGATATGTAGTCTGGGTATGTAATAGAATCAACAGAGGAGTAGTCACCAGCTGAATTAATAGTAATAGAATCAGTTGTGGCATTTGTTGTAATAGATACGTTTGTACCAGCCACAAAAGTTAAAACATCGGTTATTGAGTCTGCAACCAGTTGAGATTGACCAGCTACAGATATATGGCTAAAGGTATTGGTTCCTTCAATAATGCCATTTACTTCTACCCAGTAGGTTCCATCATAAACATAGAGCGAACCAGTCTCATTGTTATACCAAGAGTCGCCAATGTTTGGAGTTAATGGTGCTGTGTCAGATACTGTAGTTTGAGAACCACTACTACTTCCAACTTCTACCCAAGCAGAACCATCATATATCTTTAACTTATCAGATACTGTATTAAAGTAAATATCTCCAGATTCACCAACTGCAGGATCTTCTGCTAAATTAAGCAGGTTTGCAGGAACAAGAAATTTTCTGGAAGACATATACCTATTTTACCATTTAATCGTCATAGATTATATAAGAAATTGGGCTATTAATCTTATCATCTAGGCTTTTTTGTACCTTAATTCTATTCCTGGCGGTATGTTCAGCAACTTCTCTGGTACTAAATTGAACACCTTTTAATCCACATCTAACCTTAACCCATTTATTAATACCAATTCTACGTTGGACAGATGCTTTCCATACAAACTTTTCTGGAATATATGTAATAACTGCACGATACTGATATTCTTCTACCAACATTTCATCTTTATTTCTTTTAAACATTCTTTACTTCCTCTAGTGTATTTAGTCTAGCTTTAAGTGTGTTGTTTTCATTTTTTAACGATGCCACCTGCGTTGACAAAACAAAGTTTACAATATCTGCATCAGTATTGTTTGTTTGTCTATATAAAAGATATGTCCATACGGAAAGAATAACTGAAGATACCGCCAAAAAGACTATACCTTCCATATTAATTTTCTCCAAATAGGGCTTTTTGTAATGCTGGCTTTGGCTTTGCACCAATGATATGCTTTGTTTTTTCACCGTCAGTGTATAGCATAATTACTGGAATGCTTGTTAGATTAAAGGCACTTGAAAGTTCTTTGCTTTCATCCACATTAATCTTTAAGAGTTTTACATTGTTTTCTTTTGCAATCTCTTCTAATACTGGTGTAACCATTTTACAGGGTCCACACCATTCCGCCCAGAAATCCACGATGGTAGTTCCAGACTTAATTTCTTCAATAAACTCTACTAAGTTCATCTTGTTCTCCTAATTGTTTTCGAGAGCCCCTTATCCGATTTGAACGGATGACCTACGCTTTACAAGAGCGTTGCTCTACCACTGAGCTAAAGAGGCAAATATTTAATTATACATCCAATGTGTTATGGCGAGCAGTTTAATGTCTTTGCTCAGGACATCTGGTTATTAGTACCAGTTGTGTTTATTTGAATGCCCTAAAGCATTACATGGTGTTTTATATCTCCCTTTAATGTATTTCAAACCCCATTTTATTTGTGTTTCAGGATTTGATTTCCAGTCAGATCCCATTGATGCCATCTTCTTTCCTGGCAGGGACTGAGGTATTCCATGTGCTCCAGAGCTCTTATTATGTGCGTTTTGTCGCCAACCGCTTTCACGGTTCCAGAGCTTTACTAGACAGGAATGTTGTTTGTCTCCCCACTTATACTTGTCTTGCATATAGTAATATGCAAACCGTTGATTGTATTTTGGGGTTCCAAAGGCAAATCTTTCAGCAGCTCTTGATGCTGCATTTTGCCTTGTTGTGTCTACCTTTTCAGTAGTTCTAACAACTAGTCTTACTTTTTGCGGTGCCTCATTAGCACTGGTTTGATTCTGGGCTACTGGTAGGGATACAAGTAAACTTGTAAGAACCGCAGTAGCAGGAATCAAAACCAAGGTTTTGAATCGCATTATTCTAGTTTAACACATCACCGAGAGGTTGTCAAGTTACTTATTTTTTTTATATCCTGTTTTCTTTTTATTCATTGAACCAGGCATATTGTATCCACCTTTTTGTGGAACATTATTTTTTCTAACCTCTAGTGCTCTTAAAACTTTATCATGATGCTTACCCAAGTTGTTTCACTTCCTTCCACATATCTTTTGTTTGTTCAATTTTCAACATTGCATCTAGCATTGTCATCTGTAATAATTCTTCTTTATCTAAACCTAAGTGTTCTGCATATCTTAAAATCTTTTGTATCATCACTTGTTACCTAACTCACATTTAATAAACTCAATAGCGTGATCTAGGCTACCGCCACTTTCTTTAATCCACTCTAACTTATTTAAAACTGTTCTAAGAGTGTTTACTCTTACAAACATGTTTACATTTTGTAACTCACGCATTTGATCACGGTAGTAATATTCGTTGTCCATCATTAAATTAAATCGTCCTGTATGCGTTCAAACTGTGGGAGTGTTTCAAGGTTATCAAATATACCCATTTGATTGTGTGGCACAGATAGGTTATCTTCGTCTTCATAGTCATCCCAAACTGCTGTATACATATCTGCATAGTTATATAGGGGCTTTTCAATTGTATGAAGAATGCCTAATATTTTTGTAGCAAGCCAGCGAACTACTGGACCAGCATCTTTTTCGTGATAAAGTTTAAATTCCATTTTGATCCTTTGGTAACGCCGTCATTGTTGCATAAAAACATTCTGCAAAGTTTGCTGCTTCTACCGCAAAGTCTTCCATATGCATTTCAGTTTCACCTAAACGATTTTTAACATATGTTCTTAAGCCCGTTACAAAAATTTCTGTTAGCTCATCTGTTGATTTAATAAAATAACTTTTAGTTACTGCTTTACTTGTCATTATGCCTTCCAGGGATCATTGTATTCGTGCAAAATAATTGGTGTTAGTTCACCCATCCAAGCACCTTCACAATTATACATTATATATTCATCAGCTTCTTCTATGTCCATTTCATCACGCTCAATAAGAACCTGTAACATTTTTTCATAGGAGTATGTTGCTAATGTAGGCTGACCACATCTTTTAGAAAAACCTATAAAGGCTTCTTCAAATCCATCCATAAGCATAATCTCTTCATCTGTTTCGTAATAGATTAAACTTTCTAATTCTGTTTTATTCATTACCATCCTCCCAGACAGTTATTTGAGTGTGTATGTATCCAAAAGTTTCCCTCTAGATGTTTTCTGGTTGGTGCATAAAGTTCTTCACCGCAAGCACCACAGTTATGAGACCATTCTTCTGAAAAGAAGTCGTATTGAAAACCCCTGCTCATTTTACAGGTTTCTTGATTGTTCTAATAACAATTCCAAGTATTAGGTTAAACCAGAATACAGTCCAAAAACCTGGGGCAGGAATAAAGTTAAATACTGAATGCAAGCTTCCAAGAAATATCATCAATAGCCAGTTTTCTACAAACAGAAAAACTAACAAGAACGTCCATGCAGCAACAAGTATACCAGCAGCATTATGGTTTGTTTTATTCATAAGTTTCCTTTAATATCTTTTATGTTTTTATTATATAGTATTTGAGTGGGATTGTCAAGGCTTTAATAGAAGAAACCCCCAACTAAAAAGTTAGGGGCTTCAAACTATTTAACTAGGAAGCTAGAATTGCAGTAGGGTCAATGTCCTTACCTGCACTCCATCTGATATTGTCTCTCATTTCAAAATGAAGATGAGGACCTGAAGAGTTACCTGTATTACCAGACTCTCCAATATGCTGTCCCTTTGTTACTTTGTCTCCAGCCTTAACTAGAGCCTTTGAAAGGTGTGCATAGATTACCCAGCCACCCTCAACTTTTTGAACTAGCTGTGTGCCATAGCTGGCACCCCAGGATGCATTTTCAATCTTACCATCTGCAACAGCAACAATGTCTGTTCCAACTTTGCAAGCATAGTCTACTCCTGTGTGATAGCCCTTGCTCCACATCTTTCCAAGCTTCTTGTAAGGTGTTGTAACCTTACCACCAACGATTGGTGAACCCATTTGAATCACTCTTTTCTAATAAAATAGGGATTAATCCCAATGTCTATTATATCAGTAACCGTACCCCTGGAGAGAATCGAACTCCCGACCTGTAGGGTAGAAACCTATTGCTCTATCCGCTGAGCTACAGGGGCGTGGGGTGGGTCAGGCTCGAACTGACGACTGGCAGATTATGAGTCTGCTGCTCTAACCAACTGAGCTACCACCCCTATGGTTAAATAGGGCTTGAGGCAGAGTGGCTGTTTATGTGACTTCTTTCGTCAACAATCTCGTAAGAATATTTTACAAGGGCTTCTTCGTTTTTTGCATAGTGGTGTCCACAAAACATTAACTCTCCTGCAATTCCTTTAACAAGAACAAAGGCTTGAGAACCACACCTGTCGCATCTATCTGCAACCTTTAATTGACGTTCCAACATTTCTTGTGTTTCAGTCATATTACCAGTATACTCTCTTTGTAGTTTTTTAATAGGTGGCGAAGAGGAGTCATCACAAGGTAGCAACCCCTCTTCGCCTAGAGCGAATGGAGAGAATCGAACTCTCACTATCTGCTTGGAAGGCAGAAGCACTACCATTATGCGACATTCGCCTGTCAGTTTGCCATGCCACTTTACATGTGGGAGTATATGCAACTGACAAACATATACTGCTGCTCCCCAACCTAGACTTGAACTAGGAACATTCAAATTAACAGTTTGACGCTCTGCCGATTGAGCTATTGGGGATTGTGTGGTAGAGATAGGAATCGAACCTACAAAGCTAAAGCGTTTGATTTACAGTCAAAGGGGCTCACCACCTGCCCAACTCTACCAAACTTATTTACTCTGGCTTAGTAATTGCTTTCTTTGCAGCCTTCTTTGGTTTTGCTTCTGCTACAACTTCTTCTACCGCATCTTCTTCATCTTCTGGGCTTCCAAACACAGAACGAAGAACATCATAAGACTCTTCAACCCACTTCTTTGCAGTGTCAGTCTTTAGTTCAATGTCTTCATTAAATAGTGCAAGTGCGATAGCACCTGCCATATCGTGACGGTTAAAAATTGTACGAAGTACCGCAGGGTATTCGTTGCTAGGATCAAATCCCTCTTCATTATCGTCAAAACGGCGATAGAACGATGTTGCCACATATGCAACCTTATCTTCAAATGTTGTTTCCATGATTATATATTACCTTCTTTTAGCTAGAATGTCAAGTGTTTTTGACATTATATTGTATCATCTTGTGAGTACAAAGTCTTATATCTTAATTGCATTATTATGTTTCTTTGCTCTGGGGTTAACTGGTCAACATCACAGTTCATAGTCTTATCAGTTGTTAAAACTATCCAGTCATTTACCTCTTCTTTTACAGTTACATCTACTAAACCTAGCATCCATAAATCATAAATGATCCTATTAGTATCTGCTATTTGTTCTGCAAACATATCTGGAAAATCGTCCCTAAACTTTTGTGTTGTTTGATATAGGGGATCACCATTGTCGTCAACACCACTTGGATGTAGGTAGCCATCTTCTATTAAAGCCATCATCATTTCATCCAAATAGTCCTCATCGAAATCATCAAAATTAAACGACATTCATTCCCTCCAAAAACCCAATCATATCTGAGATAGGCATTACTGTTTTTTTATTTCCTGGTCTAAACTCTTCTGGATCTATTGAACTGTTATCATCTATAAAGTCTTTATAGGTATGTATTTCAATTTCAATGTCACCGCTTCTTTTTGGTGTACCAGCTATTGCATTATATATTGATCCACAAACTGCATCTGCTAAATCTTTAGATCCTTTTCTTGGATGGTCTACTTTATCACGAATAATGCGTAATTGCAATAGTTCTTCTGTTAAAAGTGGTATAGCAGGACCAATAATTCTTTCTTCTGCTACAAGCATAGACATATCCTCATAATGTTTTTTACCAACAGATAGCGTTTCGGCATTCATTCCCATGCCTTTTAACTCATTCATAATATCTAATGAGTTCCATCTATCAAAGGTTACGTTCTTAATGTTAAATCCTCTAGCACGAAGCTCTAGAATGTAGTTCTTTACATCCTTAAACTCCACCGTCTTATCTGCAGTTGGTGTCCACCAACGAACAGCATCTACAACCACATAAGGGTTTACAACATCATAGTTGTTAAAGGTATTTACCTTTACCCATTTATCAACGTGTGACATAGATACAGCACAGTGGTCATGCTTTTGTGCAAGGTCAACGTGGATAAAGTATTGTTTTTCTGGGTCTGGCTGGAACCATTCTTGAAACCTTCCTTCACTATCCACAGCCATATTTAACTGACTAAAACAAATATTAATCTTCTCTTTTGATCTAAAGAACGCATCTACAGCATCTGGAGGCATACAGGCAAAGCGAGACAATGCATCTATGGGATTAGTAAAGAAAGATATCTTAAAGTCTTCTATGCTTCTTGTTGGATTTATCTCCCATGTTGGTCTGCGTAAAGCAAAAACTTTTGGAAACTTATATGCCTCAATAATATCTTCTTCCCACTGAATCATAAAATGATTTTCTGCTGTATCATCTTCTGGCTCAATAGTGTTATCTAACATGAAGTCATGCTCACGAAGTATAACTTCTTTTGAGGCAATTACCGCATTGTATCTTTGCTGAATGTAATCATTACGATAGCGTGGGAATGAAAGCAAAACAACCTTTCCAAAGTCTGGAAAGCGAGAGTCTACAGATGCACGATACATATCATACAAAGCAGAAGCAGTTTTAGCTTGATCGTGTCCCGATGTTGAGTCTGTGGCAAATCCTGAGATTTCATCAAGAATTACCATGATTACGTTGTACCCTTCCCAAGACTCTCTTTCAGAGTGTCCTGAGTGACAAGTGATACCTTTGTCAAAAGTCATAGCACCTGCAGTTGGTGTGTACTTTCCAACAAACCAAGGTGACTTTTCAATACGGGTTTTAAATCCCTTGAAGAAAACATTCTTTGCTTGTTCAGCGTTAATAGCAATATTAAGAATATCAATAGAGTCACCTGGAGGTTTCCCATAATATTTTGCAGGGTCTTTCAAACACAAAAGCAAATAAACAATGTAAGCCACAGAGATGGTAGACATATAGTCTTTTCCAGAACCTTTACCAAGTTGTAAGATTACTTCATTACAAGTTTGTTTCCATTTCTTTTTACCCTCTTCTTCACCATAAATATTTATAAGGGTTGACTCTTTATAAACTTGAGTCATTGCACGAATAGAAGTGTATTGATATTCTGAAAGTGGAGGTAGACCAAGATAGTCTTCACTTGTTACAAACTCTTCTAGGGTTACTGGCTTCTCTTCAAACTCGTCACCACCGAGAAGGTCTAGCATATCCTCAAACATTAGATTGCCTCTGCTTTATCGCTTATCTTTGCTAATCTTTCTGCAACTTCAATACGGCAATGATCACAATCAGAAACTACTTCTCTGATTACACCAACAATAACTTCTTGTCTTGTTTCTGTTTCCAAAATCTTTTCAGCCATCTCATGGTTATCTAGCATACCTGCTTTTTGCAGCATGTCAATCTGTTTCTGTTGCACATCTGAAATAAGTTTTAGTGCTGCAGTTTTCTGTGAAAGCTGACTGGTGTTTCCAGCCTCATTTACAACTTCCCAAGCTTCTTTAATTAACATTGAGTAGTGTTGGTCTGCTCCAACAAGTGCTTCACGAGCTCTTATCTGAACCTGCTTGTCACTACGGACAACCATTCGCCATTCATCAAGATAGTCAATAACATCTATCCGCTTCATGTCCAAGGCTTTGGCAATGAGGGTAGGGTTGGTATTTCCCTTTAGAAACTCCTCAGCAACCTTGTTTATGTTTTCCCAGCGATCAGCTAGTTCCAGCTCTGACATTATTAATCCTTTTCTTCTTAGGCTTAATTATACCCTTTAAATCATATACATAAAAGGATCTATAGCCAGTTTGACCAATAACATCAACCCATTCCATTCCAGAGTCTATGTTCTTTACATACTTTTGGAACTTAAACTCTCCACGAACATTCTTTATTTTAACTAATGTCCCTGGGACAATTACATCTTTGCCGTGTGTATATTCATGCTTAACGTCCCAAAGTGGGTTATATTTGATCTGTGTCTGTTTTTTAGCCATTTAGCGGTATCCACCAGATGTTGGTGCCCATACAGCCACATTACCAATAGTCCAACTTCTAGTTAAAACATTTCCACATCCCTCACACTGCTGATGATCTCTATCATCAACTGGTACGTTTGGCTTGTCAATAGTGCTATCACAAGTCAAACAGGTGTATTCATATGTTGGCATTAATTAATACCACCCTTCTTTGCTTTAAGAAGGAGCAGGTATCCAATAAGATCATCAATGTCGTTGTCTCCTGCAAAAACCTTCTTATTTTTAATTCTATTAAGTTTATCATCAATACGGACATTAATCTGCTCTATGTCATCTGCATCACTAAATATTCTAATAGGATTAAGGGCAGAGTTTCCATATGCCACATTCTTTTTAAGCAGCATTTCTGTAATCTCAAGGCAAGCCTTAAATATCTCTGGACCTGCTGGTGCTTCTAAGGCTAAATCCAAAACTCCATTTAGATAGCCAAGTTCATCATTCTTATACTCGTGCATTTAATTCTCCGTATATCTCTTTAAGTTTTGGTACAGCATAAGTTTCTATTACCTGTTCCCAGTTCCAGTTTCTATGTATTTTAAATGAGTCTGTCCAAGCATCCTCAAATGCCTGTTCATAGTTATCATATACCTGTCTCATATTATAGCGTATAGATTCAATTCTAGGAAGATATATTTCTCCTAAATATGATTCCTTTAAGTACTCAGGTATTCTTTCTGGTACTGGTGACAAGTCACTTTCAATCTTGTATCTGATATCATCTTTGTATTCCGCCCACTCCCAAGTAGATATTACTGGCATACCACTTGCCATAGCCTCCAAAGGTATCATTCCAAAACCCTCACCCCAAGTTGGATAAACTAGGCAGTGAGTGTTATGAAGTATCTTCAAATATTCATTAAATGTTGTGGACTTGCTTATAGTTTTTATGTTTTTATGAATAGTTTGTGGCTCTACTAGCTTACCTGTATCATCTGGGATAAGTATAGTGTGACCATGATCGTAGGACTTAATAAGCAAAATAACATCTTCGTTACCTTCAAACTCCTGCAAAAATGCCTCAACAACAGCTTGACCACCCTTACGAACATAGGGCTCCCCTACATGTAAGAATATAAACTTATTGTCCTGCAACTTTCTTTTTCCTGGAACAAAACTTCCAGATACTCCGTGAGGCACAACATGAATAGGCTTATTGATTCTTTTACGATAAACATCTGCTGTCCAAGTTGATGTAGCCCAAATCTCATCTCCCTTACTCAAGCATTCAACCCAGTAATCTGATATCTCGCTAGTCTCATGTGCAGAATATAAAATATTATGCATACCACTGAACATAATATGCATCGTGGGGTTTGCAAATGAAAGATTAATCTCAGACCAGATATCAAAGTTTGACATTTGAAAGTCATATTTTGCTAAGGTATCATAAATGTTTTTACCTGCAGTGGAATAGCCAGTATCTTGTTTCGAGTAATCTGAATCTAAAGAAACTCCAGTAAAATTAATCTTTATCTTTTTTTCCACGTTCTCTGGCTCCTAATTAGATCAAACTGCACAAGGTATCTATAGATAGTTTGATGGCTTGTTGCACATTCTTTTGAAATCTCTTCAATAGTCTTTCTGTCAATCAGGTATCTTTTTGTTAGCCAAGCTTTTGACTGATATAGTTTACT